GAGAGGTACCGCAATCTCCCTTCTCTTTGGTTTGGATCAAGACTCTACGACCGCAAGCTGACCGGGATCAACCGGTAGCCCGTGGCGAGTCAAGACCTTGGATTCTCTGAGGTAATCGACTATCTCTGAGAAGTTCTGTTGAAGCAACTTCCGTTTTGAAAAGTCGAGGAATGGACGAAGAGAGAGTGGTCGGGAGAAATCCTTTCGGAATTCTTCCTGAATCTCTTTTAGAGTCTTCTTCTTCGAAAAGAAAGACAATTTCTCTTCAGCGAGCTCTTTTAAAGCACGCTTAAAGTCTTTGTCTACCTCCTGACGCAAGACTTCCCAAGCTCTCGCCTGGTCTACCTTGGCCATTGCGGCAAAGTCGACTCCCCCCATCATCAGGTTCCCATCCGCAAACTGAGTTTGCGTGGCATAGTTGGTCTTCAGAGAATACATCTCTTTAGCCATCAAATGCTGGATGGTCGCCAGGTCTGCAGACTTGCGGTCTCAGATTGATTTTAGATCTCGCTTAAGCTTGGCCCTCTTGAAGGAAATTATATCCAAAAGGGTTCGTGCCCAAGCGTCCCTGTCCTTACGGGTTTTACTCCACAAGGATAAGGGATCCCAACCTTTCGTCCAGGGGACTCTGTATGGGTTCTCTGGAAACGTAATCAAGGCGGTGAATTGCAGACGGTCGAAGTTCTGGTCCTTATAGACCCAGTCTAAGAATTCGTCTACTTTCCCCGCCCGCGCTGGATTGTCCTTGCCAACTACCCTGTAACCCCGAGTGTGAACTCAGGAGAACAGCCCAACCATGAGGGACGGATGCCTGATCGCTTGAAGCAATAGTTTCATAGGAATAGGTGTTACCTCTTTCCCATTAACAAATAACCTCTTGGCGATTTCAGCCTGGGAGATCTTAGGAAACTTAGGATTGAAGACAATAGATTTTATGCTATTGATCTTAACCCCTAATTTCTTCATAACCTCCTGATATCGCTGAGCGGGTTTCACCCCACTCAATACAATATCATCCCCTAGGATGGCCCGGAGTTTTCCTCCACAAGCTTTCGCTATTACGTGGTGAGTTAGAGCCATGGAAGGTCAGGACGAATAGGCACCCATCGGTTGCCCTACAGAATATCGTAGAGGCTTACCATGGAGCCAATAGTCCCTTCCAACCAGAAGCTCGGCCCAAGCGTTAGCAAAGGCCTCTCCGAGAAGTTTTGACATCACCCTCTTTTGAAGGGTGACCGGTAACCGATCCGTCGCTCCCTCTAAATCGAAGGAGAACAGTTGTCTACCTCTTTTGGTGAGCTCCCTGACCTGATCTGCGAGTCGCTCTTGGTGAAAAGTTCCGTCACCTCGAGTGATCTTCAGCATCTGGTCTAAGAGTTGGTGGACAGGTTTAAGAGCTGATTGCGTATAGTAGTCAACCATAGCAAACACTCTGACCTTCCCACCCCCCTCGGCTTTTAAACCGAGAGCACCAACCTTGTTTCTCTTAGTAAGCGGCATCTTTGCACCTGCGAACGCTGGCCCGAGGAGATCGAAAACTCGATCAAGCCCGGGTAGAACCCCTTTCGGGGTCAAGGCGTAAAGGACCTTGACTAAAGTGTCCTTTAAGCCACAGTGTATCAAGGCTAGGAAGTCCGCCAGATAAGAGGACAAGGCGGGACCGTTAGGTCCTCGCTTAGAGGTATAGACTGAGGCTCCATCGTATTTAAAGTTCGCGATGGGACCGAGTCACCGTTCATCAAAACCCTTAGAGACCAGCTCATCCTCGTAAAGAGGATCCTCCGGTTCTGTTCTAGGATCTGTGATAGAGGAAGTTTTAAGGCTCCCTCCATACATTACCCGATACAGAGATAAGATCGAAAGAACGGATCTTACTCATTGGGTGTTGGTTCGGAGTCCAGGTTTCTTCAAGAACTTGACATGGATTGGGAATCCATCTTTGTCAGTTCCGAGACCGGGTTGCCTTGGACCTTCGTGGGTGATGGGTTGAAAGAGATAATACCTACGAACTAACGTGAATATAGCTTTTCGGTACTCCAGCTCCCGTTCCCGCCCATGGTGCATCTTGTATTTATGAAACACCACCTCAAGAGTCTCTAGGTCTCGACTCATGTCGAATCCTGAGAAAACCTTGAGAAGTCGGACCGCGGCCTCTCCAACCCTAGTAATCTCTAGGTTGGAGGCGGACGCCCCAGTCGCCTTTCGAGGCAGGTCTCGACTGGTAGCCTGAACAGTTTTAAGACTTGATATTGGTCTTTTAATTCTTTTCAGTCTAGTTTTCATATTTACATGATTGTAGGGCTATCTCCCTGAAGAATCGCTTCTCCAAGGGAGCCTCTACTGGGTGGGTTTCCTGGCACCGGTCAGACCGGC